TATTTGTCTTAACAGGTTTATTAAGATTCCTTAAAGCATCAATTATAACTTGTTTATTATACATTATCTAGCAGAATATTGATTTTTTAAATTACTAAATTTCAGAATCATATTGACATCATTACATTGTTCACGTCTTAAATTTAAGAAATTAAGATAGTGTCTGAACTTTTTTCTCTGTAATTCTGGTTTATCATAATCCATGTTAAGTGGATTAAGAACTCTTGTGTAACCATTTTGAGCTGTTACCCAAGTATTTTCTGAAGAGTAGTTACCTTGTAAGATAGTTGTACCAGGAATAACCGGTCCCGTTGGAGGATAATTAGAACCTATTGGGAATTCATCTCTGTTTTTAGTTATATCCCAGAATTGGTTGAACCTGTATTTTTGTTCTTCTTTAGAGAAAAGGATGTCATACGAAGCTAAGTTCCCGTTTAGTTTTGGAAACTGTAATGAAAGATTGATATCGTTCTTTGGATAAAGATTTAAATTCAAGTATCCAGAAACTTGTTCTGTATTATAAACAACAGCCTGATCAAAGTTATAATCAAGAACATGATGTTGATCTATACAACTACCAGCATTTCTTCTATAACATTCTAATGCATATTCTACAGATCGTGTAGTCATTACAGTTTGTCCTGATACAATTGGAAATTCAATTTCCCAACCGTACTGTTGATTATAATAATTACAGAAACTATTACACACATAATTATGTTTCCAAAATGTATTTTCTTTTGTTGATAAGAATATGTCTTTAGTAGGTATAACTAAATCAGGATGCCAATCATGGAAACTAATCCAAAACTGTTGTTTAGGATCATAGCTTATTGTCCAAGAAGAATCTTCAAATAAATAAGGATCACCCAAATTATATTTTAAATTTTGATTATCATCTAATATAAAGTCGTCACCAATTCCTTCAGAATCCATTGGACGGTAAACAACTCTTCCTTTAAATTCATCTTTTAAATAGTAATCTTTCTTACAAAAGTAAAGTACAGTACTTGAGCTGTCATAAGTTGCTTGACATCCAATACCAGCTACAGGATTATCTTGCCATGGGTAATCAGGAAAGTCTTCCGTTAATCTATATGGCATGTATAATATATACCACCATTTCATACCAGCTGCAGATATTTCTTGTAGACCACCACTATATGAAAATACACGACCCTGATTTTGGGACATATAATATATTCCTACTGGAGTAGATATAACTGATAATCTATTTTGAGATGATCCATACTCATATGCTTTATCTGCATTAGACACAGCTTGCTGAGGTTGAGAAAATAATCCACCATCACCAATTGTAATCTTAGTATTTAAATCTGTTTCAAGAGTATCAACACCTTGATACATCTGTGGACTTTCATTTTTAAAAGTAATAAATAAACCACTTTTGTTTATAGCTTTAACTCCAGATATTTGACCTTTAAATTCTTTGTAATTATTAACTAAATAAATAAACCAGCTGTCTTTAATAGCTTCAAATTGTTGAGGTAATGAATAGATTATTCTATCTGGATAGTATGTGTAACATAACTTAGCTACATTAGGATTATAGTATTTAGATTGTACATTACCTGCAGAAAAATATTGAGAGTATAATTTAGAAACACTTAATGAATAATCATAAATGTATTCACTTAGTTTACCCATTACACCAGGATTCATATCAAACATTGCAATGTAGTCTGTATATCTATACGGATCATAATGTTTTCCTCCCTCTCTAGTACTTTGTTTTCTAAAGTCTACTATAACATCCGATTCTACAAAGAAGTCTCTTATACCTGAATTTGCTAAATAAAAGTATGCATTCCTTACAGACCACAATCCTTCATATTTATCACCTAAAAAATTACCTTCTTCAACATCTGTTGCATAGTTATAAAATCTACTAGAACTTACATAATAATCCATATTATAAAATGCACTAGGTAAACCTCCTGTACCTGGAACAGATGGAGATGTAAAATTTATTAGTTCTGATAAAAAACCAGCATCATATCTTATACTATTTACAGCAAATCTAGCTTGAGGAATCATACTACGTAAATAGTAATTATACTCAAATCCATCAGGTTGACCGTATAACCAGTCATAGTAGAACATCATATTGTTCTTCTCTGTATATCTATTTATATAAGTATCACCTCCAAATATAATTGGTGTTCTTACAATTTTACTAATTATATATTCTTTATTATCTTTAGGACATGTATAGTTGGTTACAGCTACTGTATAATTAGATAACTTTTGCTCACATGGTGTGACTACAACTTGAAACTCACTACCTAATTGACCATATTGATTTCTTACCCTTGCTTTAATAGCTCCATAGTGACTTGCAATAGGTAAACTAAAAGGTATGTTTTTATCATCTTCATTAAAAGCAGGAAGATCTGAACTTATAAATGCAGGGTCTGAACTATTTTGAACTATGGTTCCAACTGTAACAAGTGATTTATCTGCAAAACCTGATGTGATCAAATTAGGTCCTATATTAACTCCACTTGCATATGCCGGATTATAATATGGTCCACTTTTAGTTCTTATAGTAACAGCATCTGATCTTTTAAGATTGTTGATCATATATGAATTATAAGCACCTGATACAACATCTTGATATCTTGGAACATCCTGAAGGTTATCTCTTAAATAAAAACCTTCATCCATTTTAAATCTTTTAAGCTCACTTGTAGGTATAGTCGTCATATTACTATAGAATCCATAACTAAGACACTGCATTGCATATTGTCTGTATGGAGTAAGTGCATAAAATATTTGTAATGTAACATCAGCACCTTCAGAAAAGTAAAATGCAATCTGATTCAAAGCACCAAGTGATCTTGTTATTGGATCTAAGTATGCCCATTTAGGAAATTCAACAGTACCATTAATTACAATAGGTACATTGGAACCCAATCCTGCTGCAACATTTCCTGCTTGTGCATATAACTGATCGGCATTTGCAACTGATGTTGCAGAATAACCACCAGTTACTGATAAACCTGCATCAAGTAATGGTCCAAATCCTGTCCAATAAGTACTAATAAAAGTATTATAAAATGCTGCAGCACCAGCTAGTAATGCAGCACCAGCTAATGATGTAGCTCCTGAAACACCCGGTGAATCTGATGCACCTGAACCACCCATTGCTTGTGGTTGATTGATAGTTCTTTTCCCTATTAAAGATATAATAGCTTCAGCAATACCACCTATAATCATTGCTGCTACAACACCACTTGCAAGTAACTTCCATTTAGGATGATCACTAGGTTCCTGGAAATTAGTATTTGAATAACCATTTAGTGTTCCATATAACTTGAATTCAGTAGTATTCAAATATGGAGTTCTAAACATTGTATCCGGAGAATGGAATGTAAAGATGTCTGTTGGAATGTTTTGATTTATGGAATTTTTATTTTTATCCTGATTAAATATATAAGGATCATTGTATAAATAATTATGATCAGATGATGTTGAAGAAGAACCAATTGGTATAATTGTATTAAAAGGATAATTTGGATATAACCCTATTTTATTTTGAGCAACAGCCCCTCTTGGTTGATATGTACGGAAATTATTAACCATACCTTTTGCAACAATAGTTTTGTTCCCCTCACGGGAACCACGTAAAATTTCATAACCTGCAATACCAGGAATATCCACACCATCTTGATCTTTTGGTAATGTGATATTATCAAACACAGCAGTCATCAATCTTATATTAAGAGTGCTACTAATTGTTGCAGGACTTGTATTTGGTTGAAAATGAACTGCATCTGTAGTACTATTATTAGCAATAAAATTTTCTGGAAATTTATGATGTCTTATTTTTTTACCACACAAATCAAATGGACCTTCTGTTTGTCCAGTAGGTGTTTGAGCTTCAGGACCTGTCCAACAATAGTAACTTGGATTCCATATATCAGGTCTGTCATTTGGATAGTTTTCAGTTGATTCCCAATATCCCATATCACCTGTTGCAAGAACAACACCTCCATCATCTAAAACCCATTTATTAAGAGTTGTGTTAAATGTAGCACCTGGTAAAAAAGATAAGTTAGAGGAATCTCTACTAGCTGTATTATATATTTCAAATACTCTATCATCTGTTGCTAATGCATCTTTATCATTAATGTCTTCTGTTTCAAATCTTACTCCTAAATTAGGTACATTAAAGTCTCGTGGTGCTCTACCAGGAATATGATACGAAGCTGATTTGTCTCCTGTATTATATACCCATCTAATATAAAAAGTATAAACTTCATCTCTTAGGTAATTTGTTTTATTACCTCCTTTCATATAGTAATCAGCAGGATACTGAACACTAGCCCATCTTGTTTGAATTAAATTTGCAAGTGGTTGATAGTTAAAATCAAATTTAGATTTAGGACCTACACGAAGTAAATAATCATTTACATCTGCCATTTGATCAGATGTTTCAAATACAGGAGTAACTAGTGGTAATTGTTCTAAGGGAACTTTAACAAGACTTGGATTTATCTGATCAATTGAAATACGTGTTGTTGTAGTTGGATAAAAACCAAATTGATTTGCTACAGTTCCTTGATTTATATTTTGAACTATTACTAATACAAATTCATCAAAATTTACTGTATCAGCATTAATCTCTAATGTCAATGAACCATCAAGATCATTCACACTAAATATAAATTGATTATTACTTTGTGAAAAATAGTCAGTAACTTTTTGACCTTTAATAGTATAAGCAATAGTAGCAAAATAAGTACCATTAGATAATGTACCACCTAATTGTCCTAAAGTTAAATTAAGACATGGTGTTGTCATCAATCGTGCTAATCTTGTATTGTCACATACTAAAGTATTTTTTAATACAACAAACTCACAATCATTTACTAGAATTTCTTTTTCAACCCAAGCAACACCTGGCCATAAGAATTCAGTATTGACTCCATTTGAATAATAGTTCATAGTAAGAGCTCCACCTCCTACCCAAGCATAATCTAATGTTGGCCAAGTTTTTGGATCTCCCACATTAAGATATCTATCTGGATTAAATCCATCAGACCAATATACTTGCCAAGAACAATCTTCTTTTTCTCGTGATGCTCCGGATATCAAATATCTTTTATCAAAGTTTAAACATTTACTTTGTACAATGGGTCTGTATCTACATACATCTTCTTCAAGTAATCCTATTTCAGACGTGATTCTTTTACCATTACTGGCATGACCTGCTGTAAATACAATCCATTTATCTGAATATAAATAAACAGCACCAATGATATATTTTTTAGTTGCCGTTACAGGCATTGTTGCACCAGTAACTCCACATAAAAAATTTGATATCTCATTAGACAATGTACCTATGTCACCTTCAATACTATTATTAACTGCATTGATAGCATGAGTCCACATTCCTTCAGAAACAAATGAAGGATCAGAATCTTTATTAAGCCCTTTTGTAAAAGAGCTTGTTATCATTTTTGATGTATCTTGTAAACCTTGCTTTTTTGCCATGACTAGATAACTCTGTTATTTGTATTTCCTCTACGATATGGGTCATTTGGTGAATAACTCATGAACATGCTATAGTATTTACCATACTGAGCTCTTCTATTAGTCCACCAAAGTTTTTCCATTTCTTTAAAGTTTGGTGTATTAACTAGACTTAATGCATTGTTTCTTGCTTCTCTAAGTTTAGCATCCATCAACTGCATTCTTTGAACAACATCTTCTCCATTTAAAAATAAATTTTCAAAGATTCTTTGCTTCAGTGCATATTCATAATAGTCATTTAATAACTCATGATCAGGGACCATTAAGTTATTGTTTTCATCAGACAGGTCTCCTTGATAATTTAAGTATACTTTACCTGATTCAAATGTTGTATTTAAAAAACCATCTTTAATCCATCCTTGATCAGGTGTATTATAATAAAGATTTGGACATTCACAATCAATGTTCTGACTTGTCTTCATTCTTAATGGTTTAAGATATCTGAATCTTCTTGTAGTACTTGCATTAACAACCTGAATCAATTCATACTCCTCACCTTTACAATTTAAAAAAACTCTTGGTGCAATGCATGTATTACCGTAAGGATTATTTGGATCATATGCAGTTGGTATAGGATCTACTATAGGGTGATTAAGATCACAAGCTGCGGTTTTGTTACATGGATTTGAATTACACGTTCTACAGTTAACTGTTTCACATGCACAATTATTAACAGGTCCAGGATATTCTCTATAGGGTACTTCTTGAATATTAGTTCCTCCGGCCATACCATCATAACCAACTACTTCTTGAAAATCTCCACAAATAAGAGCATAATTAAATACATAGAAATCATCAGGAAGTTTTACCTTATGATGACAAACATCTAGTATAACTTCTTTAGTTTGATTTATTCTTAGACCTAATTGGTAATTAACCTTACGAACAAGTTTAATTAACTGTTGAGGCTCTATCATATTTTCTAGAGCAAACGTGTTAAGGTCAATAGTAACATCTTCCAGCAACTGGTCAAATGTTCTATATTTGAGTGTGTAATTAAAATCCATTATCTAAGTGCATTTTGACCATCATCAGGTCCATCAGTTGGAACTTGAATAGCCGTAGTTAATTCTTTAATAGCAAATTGCTCTATTTCAGAAAATAAATATTCTGGAAATGGTAATGGATCATCTTGTCTTATTGAACAAGGATCATTATCACAAGAATCAATTTTACCTTGAAAAATAGCTTCCATTCTAATTGCATCCCAATCAACATTAGGTACATAGACATAACCATTCAGGTACCAGAAGTATGGTCTCTTATTATACTTAAATGTAGTTGACTTAGTTATAGAAACCCAAGTACCAGGATCTGTTCTATTCATTTCTATAGATCCATCTATAGAAGATACTGTACGTATAATAGGACCCATAGCTCCATCAAATATTGTTGGGAGTTTATCTTTTGATCTTTTAAAATAACATCCTGAGTATACTCCTATACAACCTGCTTCTACTTTATCTACATCAATGAGCTCAATATAGGGCAGCACTTTAAATATAGAACTGATCTTCATCAATCTAAATTGATTATCCTCTCTCTTCAAAAGAGTTTGACCATACTTTGTAATTACATAGTATATGTTTCTATCAGTAAGAAAAGGATCCTCCTTTACTGCTTTTAATGCATTTCTTACTCTTGATACTGCTTCACCAATTGTTGTCATATATCAAATTCATTATAGCTTTTTAAAGCTGTTGTGTTAACTTTATTTAGGTAGTCTTTGTATAGTGCACTATTATATACTTTGTCTATTTTTGATTTTGGTAAAACCTCTACATACATATTCCAGTTTTCTGGATATGATTTTGCAACTGTTCTTTTAAATTCTCTACATGCTGTAAAACCCCAAAACTCTCTATTCTTCATTTTGTGTTTAGGTGCATAATTTGTAAAAAATATTTTTGCTAGTTTACCATCAGATTCCCAATTATTGTTTGTTACTTTGACACCATATTTATTTGACTTTGCAAAATCAATATTGTCTTTTTTACTTCTCTGACATGTGCCTATAAATAACCAACCAATTTGCTCAGGTAGCTGTACACCATCTCTAGTATCAATAACTGCTTGATATACAACTTGATTGAATTTTTTAATTATCTTTCTAAGCATTTTATCATCTAAGTTTTTATACTTGGGATGTGTTTTTTTAAAATTATCAAAGAACTCTTTGTTCAAAATAGTGCTTACTTCAGGTCTGTACCTCGAAGCTTTTACATCAGGTTTCCTAAATTCCTTCATATTAATATACTAAAAATATTTGACATTAACAAATGTAACTAAAAAACAAAACCCCCACAAGTGTGAGGGCTTTGCCTTTGTTGTTACAGAAACCAACAAACCGTAACTTCTTTATATACTGAATTTTCTTATTGCACGCACTCTCAAACTTCCTGTTTTCATAGAAGCACCTGCTCCTGTATATGTACCAGCTATACCAAAATTAAATATTAAAGCTTCTGTTTGATTTTTTTCAGTACTACTCCAATAATTTTCGTTAATTATTTCAGTAGCACCAGATATTGAACCAAAACTAGAATTACCAGACAAAGTTCTATTTACATTAAACCTATTATTGTAAAGTAAATTAAGTTCATCAATAGCTGGTAAGTACCAACCTGAAATAAGTACTACACTATTATAAATACTAACCGCATAAGCAGCACTTGTAAATTGACTACCTGTTGAACCTGATAATATTAAATAATTAGAAGCACCATTCCAAGATGAAGTATTCATTAACATTGGTGGTTGCCCTGGTCCTATTCTATTATCCCAAGAAGCACTGGTAGCAGCATCAGATTTAGCAACTACTAAATAATGTTCTGTTGTACCATCTTTATATCTATGAAATATTACACCTCCTTGTGATTCAACATATTCTCCTATTTCATAAGTATATCCTGGAGCTGGAGTATTATTACAAAAATAATCTACTATATCAACAAGGGCATCAGTAACTGTAGTTCCACTTTCAACTACAACATCAGTATCACATTCAATATCTGTAGATACAATGGTTTCTGTACAGATGTAATCAACTATACTTTCTAAAGCTTCAGCTACTGTATCATTAGTATTTACAATAGGTCCTGTAGGTGCAGGATTAGGATTAGGTGAAGCATTAAATGTTTGAGCTACTGTACATGATAAAGGTAATCCTGTATATCTTACACACTGTGCATCAAATACTTCAGAGCATGGTTGTGGAGTTGGACATCCTACTGGAGTTGGACATGGAGCAGGACTAACCATAAAGCTATCCTGATATCCACATTTTTTACATGTATTTGTTGTTGACATAATATTTTATTTAAGGACAATTATAATTTTTAATATCAGTTGTACATGGATTAATATAAGCCATCATGCCATCTATTGATAACCAACCAAAACCTCCTGTATTATTTGGATCACCTGCATTACAAGTAAATGGATATGTTTCAGAAGCTGGTGAACCTGCATAATATGTAGCTGTTAATGGTTGTTGACCAGCTGTAGTATTACCTGCTATTTCACTTCCTGCTCTTGCAAATTGTGGAAGTCTATCACCTAAATTTACTCTAGAAACTAAAGTATTTAAAACACTTGTACCTGTTATGTTAGCAGCTTTACCACCTGCTGAATATTCATTATCTTTTAAATACTGTAGTACTAATGTTTTGTCAGATTTAATCCAAATTCTTACAACTGTAGTTAACATAGCTGAATCATTACTTGGAAGTTTTATAAATCTAGATGCTACAACATAATTACTTTGAACAATTGAATCAAATGTTGTTCCTGCATTCATTACTGTTAAAGGTATAACAGGTAATGATGTTGTACCGTTTGAGTTAAAAGTTAATGAACCATTATTATCAAATGTTACACCACCGTTTCCTGTAAAAGGAGCAACTGTTGTATTTGATACATAAGTATCAATTGCACCATATTCCCAAGGTAAAGCAGATCCACCACCTGTACCATTAGAAGATAAAGGAATCATTAACATTCCTCTAAAATGAACAACATTACCTATTCTTCTACATTTAGGTTTATAAGCTGTAATTGAATTACCAGAATAAAAATCAAAACCTAATAAGTCTACCCAACCTGTATCTTGAATATTTGCACTTAAAGTTCCTCCTGTATAATTTAAATTTACTGAGTTAGTATTTTGTACATTGATTGCAAAATTTGATACATAATCATAGATATCACAAATTGTGATCCATAAATTTGTAATAGTATCAGCTACTGTTATAGGAGTGTTTACCCAAGAACCATTGTACACAGTTCCAAATGGAGTAGGTTTTTGTGATACGGTAGGAGTAGATGATGTTATACATGCACCTTGTACTGCAGATGATATGTCTGCTGGAAAACCAGTTGAACCTAATAAAGCACAATATCCATTTGTGCTGTTATTTACCAATGCATTTAATATTGTATCAATTGGATATGAGTTACCTCCAATTACAACTCCTGGAGATAAAGTACAATTAACAACAAAACTTGGTAATGTAAATACTGGAGGAGGAGTATTCTCTAAAACAGTTACTCTATTATCTATGTTTGTGATCTGATTATTTATAACACTGATTTGATCTAAAATAGAACAAACTCTGTTTGCAATCATTTGAACATAGTCCACTAATTGCATAGTAGTTTGATTACCCTGAACAAAACATGGAGCTACACTTACTACACAATCAGGACAAGTACCTGTACTTTTTGTATCTGTTTGAGGTGTATTATTTAAGTCACATACTTTAGATATTAATAATTCTATAAGAGTTTTAATATCAGAAGGAGGACATCCAGCAATACCTATACATTCTAAATCATAATTGCTTATGTTTAGTTGATCCATAATTGTACACAACTCTTGACCTAAACTAGCAATTACATCAGAAACTGTATCACCTGCACATAATTTAATACATGGAATATCTGGTCCTTGCCAAATAACACAGTTACTTGATATTGGGCTGCACGGTCTGTTATCTAAATTTAAAGGCTTCATACTTTTATCTATTTATAATATACAAATTATTAATGAGAATTGCAAGATTTTAATGTACTATTACATCCACATCCACATGTAGGTGTATTATTACAACAAGATTGAACTGGTGTACAAATGTAATTTGGATCACGTGCTCCTTGTAAATCTGCTAATTCTTTTTTAATTATCCATCTTTGTCCAAGGTCTGTATCTGGACAACAATTACTTATTCCATATCTTCTTTCAAGTACTGTCTTATATAATATCTCTGCAGAGTTACAAGCAAATTTCTCATATTTATCAGGATCACATGAAGGAACAAAGTAACCAGGTCTTATTGCTCTCTTTGGATATACAGGAGCTGGACAAGCTCCATTAATACAGTCTCCATATTCTTTAATATCATCTGTAGCAGAAGGAATAAAAGGTTCATACCCTACTGAACAATCTACTGTTGTAAGTTGACATAAGCCTTTAATTTCAACGTAGAATGCTGTTGGTTCAACATTTGTGTAAACACCATTTAAACAAGTACAGTTTGCTGGAAATGCTGCTACTTCTGTCCAAACAGGTTCTGGTAAGTCAGTATTAAAATATTCTAAATACCATACACCATTGCAATTATTAAAATAAAATACACGTAATCTAAATTCATAAACAGTGCCTTCAACTTCAATATCTCCAGTATACAAATTTAATGTATAATCATAAACTAATACTCCTTGTAATACCAATGTACCATTATCTAAAAAAACTGCTATATCAATAGCAGGATTAGTGTTAATAATCCATTCTCCAACAGGACATGCTATACTTGGACTACCTAATGTAGCTACAGGATTGGGTGCTGTTGAATTTGTAATTTTCCAACCAATTATTGCATCATATACAATATTGAAAGTTAATGTATTATATACAAAAGTCCAAGCTGGTTTTCCGTTTACAAGATTTGGTTGAAGTACTGCGGTAACTGATTGTCCGCTAATAGTAAGTGTAATACAATTACAAAGTTTATCTCCAACAAAATTTCTTATACATTCTTTTTCACTTTCTTGATTAGAAGTTAATGTGATTGTTTGTGCAATACCATTGCAGTCTATGTAAGTATAGGTATGCGGTAAAGTATCATAATTTTTAAATGTTTCTGTTACTATCCAACAACCTGGACATTCTTTAATACTTACAACAAAACCTTCACAATTACAAGCAATAGTTGATACAGTATTAAAAGGAGTTCCTTCTACAAAAGACCAACTTGTTGAAATAGGAATATCAATATTAGAATTTAATTGATATTGAGTAGCTTCAATACCTATATTTAAATACCAAGTATCTGGATTAAATACTAAAATTATTACTTCAAATGTATCAAAACCAACAGTATTTGCATAAAAATAAACACTTTTACCATCCTCTTCTCCTGTACTTTGTAATGTATATTCAATACCATCTAAAACTACTGTTATGCAAGGATTTGATAAAGTAATTAAATTAACTGAAACATTTGTATAACCATTCTCACCTGTCCAATTTATAAAATCTGGACTTGTGGCAACTATGGCTGTTTCGTCATCTTCAAAAAAAATAGTCCATAAATTTGTATCTGATAGATATCTTAAAAAAAATATATTATTATCTAAATTATTTATATAAACATATATATTTTCATTATTTATATTACCCACATCAGATAAATCTTTTACATATGTAATACCTTTATAAGTATAGGTAACTCTTGCAAATTCATTAGAACAATCATTATTAACAGTAGGGCTTGTATCAAATGTAGATATTTGAGGTTCTAATAAATTTAATGCTGAGTCTGTATAAATTACTTGAGTATCATCTAAACAATTAGTTAACTTATAATAAGTCTTAGCACATGCTACACATGAATCAAAAGTAAATGTGATATTAATAGTTTGTGTACTTGGTGGATTATAATTTATTTCAGATACAAACCAACACTCACCACATTCTAACTTTACTGTTTTTCCTACATAAGCTGAGTAGTCTTCAGTACTATATCTTATAATAGATTGATTATTACAATTAGTAAACTTATAATTTACAATTGGTAAACAAGCAGGACAACTGGCATATGCTGTCAGTATAGTAACACTAACCGGACATTCACAAACTTCTGTAATATCTATACTCCAACAACCTTCATAACCTTGTAAGGTAACTATTTGATCTTGAGCATAATAAGGAATTACACTAGGTGTATTAGATACTGCTAATACTTCTTCTGTTTGACAATTAGTAAATTCAAAACATATTTCAGGACATTCTCCATCTACACATAATCCTAATTCTACAACAAATCCCGAACCGGCTCCAGTAACAATAGGTATAATATATGAACATACTCTAGTAGCACCAATTACTGTAATGATATCATAGTCAGCATTCATGTATGTTACTGTAGCAGGATTACCTGTAACTTGATAACATTTTAATACACAAGGTGTTTTAACACTAACTGTATCTAACACAACATCTATAGCATCATCACAAGTTGTTTTAGTTGGATCTTCTATTACATACCATGTTTTAGGATCATCTTCAATTCTGATGTAAGTTCCTACATTAGCAGAAAGATCTGTAGTAGTATTAAATGTACTACCATCACAAGCATATAAAGTATAACATGGTGTATCACAAACACATTTATCATCATCACAACCTGTTCTAACTGTAAAATCTACAGCATCAACGTCAGGTAATCCTATAACAAAACCAATAGTTCCTGTTTTTGTACTTATACTATAACAACTATCATTTACTAAGCCATTTTCTGATACTCCTGAATATTGATAAAAATCAGGTGCTTCATTAAATCCGCTAGGTAATTTAAAGTTTAATATAATTAAACCATCACAACAAGAGATTACTTCTATGTATTTAGCTACAGCCATTAGTTTTTATTTTGTAAACTTATCTAAGTTTCTATATCTTTCTTTACCCCAAACACTTAATGGGGCAGGTGCTTTTCCTTCATTTGTTACTGTAGCTTTCCTTACCGGATTAGCTGTAGGTGTTGGACCTTTTGTTGCTCCTGGTGTTTTCCCTAAGCAACTAGTACAACCTTGAGATCCATTTGGTAATGTTCTCTTCTGACATGAACATGTCATTGTACTATTACAGTTTGGACATTTTGCCATAATTAGTTGGTTTTTAATTAGTTAACAATGTGTACAAGTCATTTTGTTCAAAAGCTTAAGAGCAAAATTATATAAGCTCATTCCCTTCTGAGGTTCATGACAAAATTCTACTTTAGATATTGCTGCATCAAGATACATTTTTATGAAACGCAATTCTTCAAGTCTTTGTTTAATTTTAAATGGTGGTTCACATGCATTTGCATCAACATCACAAAGTACATTGTAATATTTATTCATTGCTTGTGTAATTCTCATATGATTATACTCTACATATACTTGATCATTAGGAGATACACTATATTTAATTATGTAAATCCCATCTGGGATATCTACATACTGTGTACCGCAGTCATTTGTTTGTAGTTGTAAATCACATGCTGTTAGTGTGATATGTCCAGTATTAACAAAATCAGTCATTACAGCTCCCTCAATTTGATTAGAATAGTTGAAGCCCGGCACCGTAATGTTAAGTGTAGGACAAGTAACTGGAAGTAATGGGTTAACTGTATAAACACTTGTATCAAATATTTTTAAGATACATGAGTTCATTACAAAGGGAACCTCTAAACTTAATACATGATTTGCCATAATATTATAATAAAAAAGGAGAGGAGAAATTATTATCTCACTCTCCTTTTGAGTTGTTTATAATTTAATATTAATCTAGTACTACGATATCACCTGGGAAAGGTACAATTGGATTTTTACAGTTATCACCTGAAATAGTTGGTTTTGCAGTACATGTAGTACATGAATCTAACCAAGTATTTATTGCAGCCCATACACCAGTCACATTATTAATATCACCTTGGTTAACAATAATTTCTACTAAGTATTGATCATTGTCAAATGTTCCAGATGGATTGTAAAAACGTGGTACATTATGTAGTAAATAAATTCTATCATAAAGTGCATTTCTGTCAATAAAACCATTACATCCTACAATTGCATCTCCTTGAGTAATTTCACGAATCCTGAAATCAGTTGCAAAGAAGTTTTGTCTGTAAGATTCTGACAAGATAAAATCTCTTGCTACAGTTTCTCCAACTCCATTAGCTTGAAGACCATAACATTCAACACCTACACAAAGTGTTTGGAACTCACATGGAGAACCTGTATAATCTACTTCAGAAGCATAGATTCTTACTGGCTCTAACTCATAGAAATCAGAAACTTGGAATGTACAATTACCAAATTTAGTATCTTCATAAGCACCAGTTAAAGTAAACCCTGCACACATATCTGCTGTATAAGCTTCTTCTGACCAATCAGAATAGTTTTCATATGTTACATCCGGACCTGGTAACGGTAATGTTGTTGTATCAACAGTATCTGGATAATAGTATGTCCAAGTAGTACCATTGTCATCAGAGAATGTTACAATTGGATATACAAAAGGATTGATAATTGGAGAATTCAAAATTTGATTAGCCCAAGCAAAATATACTTTACGTGGATCTACTGGAGTTGGTACAATTGCATCATCAGCACAACATCCTGTATAACCCTCAAGAGTTAAGTAAGCATTGTGATCTAATAATCTTAATGCAGGAGAACCTTTTACATCTAAACGTAAATAGTAAGTTTCACCACATAAAAATTCTTTACAACAAGTACCACCAGTTTCTCCTGGATTAGAACTTGAAGGTGGATTGTCAACATTCCAAGGAGTGTATCCAACATTAGTTACATACTTAGAAGGTGCATTAGCCTCAACATACCAATACTTACTCACATACTGAGGTTTAATAGTTTTAGTTTTGTTAGACTCTTGGTATCCTCCATGAAATTTACCAATTTTATCATTTGGATAAATTGAACCTGATGCAACAATAACTGCACAACATGGGTCAGTAGCTGCCTCTGGTGAAACTTCAAAGTTGTCAGGATTAATAAAAGTAATTTCAGCTGGTGCCAACTGATTGTAAGTAAAAGCTCCTGGTGCAGTTGGAGTACCTAACTGAACACCGCTCAATGTAGAAACCCCTTCTGTTGCCAAAAGGACTTTTCTAAAAGCGTGATTAAAATAAGCCATTGTTTTTTGTTTTAGTTAATAAATATATATATAATATAATCAAAAGTTTTTAAATATCCAAATTATTTTAAGAAAAGTAATTTATATTTAGTAGAATTGATAGAATCCTTAACTAAATCTAAGTTGTTTACTATTTCTGAGTAAGGTAGCATTCCCTGTAGTTTGTTAATCATTGCATAGATGTCTCTCAAGTAAGCAACACCATCAGCTACTGTATCTAAAGTTCTACATGCTAGATCTTTGCACTCAAGTATTTTCTCAGATACTCCTTGATAACCTTCTACTAAGGTATCAGCATGTCCTGGTAAACCATCATAAAAATCTCCAATTGCTATATGTGCAGCATAAGATCCTTCTCCAGTAACTTTTAAATGAAGCTTGTGAAAACTATTTCTAGCATTCATAAGTTCCATTGCACATGCAGCAACCATTGTATCTAATGAACTTCCACCAACTCCAGTACTTGGAGTAGGTTGTGGTTTAGCCGGCTCACTCTTAGGTTGAGTAACAACTACTTCTGGTCTACTTACTGTTTTTGTAGATTCAGGATTTCTTTTTAACATTCTAGGTTTTGCTTCCATAATTAGTTACTTCTTTCAGCAGATTCTTGTGTTCTAGAGAACTGGTTTCCTGACTCTATGTCTCCAGCTAATATACTCACTGCTTCATCAATTATTAATTCTATGATATCATCCTTAAACTCACATTCTACTTCAGTAGCAGAAGTGATTCCTGTATAAGGGTCAGAACATCCTGTGATCTGAATTTTTCTCGGTTGTCTATAGTAAGTAAGGTATGCCTCTTCTATATCAAAATCATTATTTGTAAAAAGATGTACTCTATCATCAATAAGAGTTGCAAATGTTTCTCCCCATTCAAAACTAGGTTGTTTAAATTTATCTCTTAATAAGACATTTAAGTTACCCTCTTCTGCAAGATACACATTCATTCTTCTTTTGTCACAGCATTCTTGTTTGGCAAAGATATCTACTCTTTTCCATTGAAGATAATCACCTGGAATTAATCCTGCATAATAGTCTTCTTTTTTTGCTGTAGCTAATGGTTCTTTAATAAGTAATTTTTGAAGATCATCTTTTCTTCTAGTAGATTGCTCATCACCTTCTTTTACTATATTAATACCATGCAATTGTCTTCTTACCCATTCTACCTGAGCTTTATTAAAAGATTCAACAACTTGCCAGCAGGTTATGTTATCATAATCCTGACTGTCAAGTTTATTGATCCTTTGTTTCATCTTTATGGTAATAGTACTATTCAGCATTATTATTTATTTTTTGCCATTTTTTTAAAAGTTCTAGCCAGTGCTTTTCTCTTTGGAGTACATGTAGGTTTAGACATTGGAGTACAGAAACCTTTATGTTTAGGGTTAACTGCTTTTTGTATCCAGTTCTTATCCTTCTTTTCAGCCATGACTATTTCTTTTTAGTAGTTTTTTTAATAACACCTCTACCAATTAGAATATCTTTTTTTGTAATCTTTCCATCTCCTGATAAGTCTTTAAAACCACCTGATTTAAATTTTCTATTACCACAACTTCCATCAGGCATTCTTACTAAACCACCTCTACAAACAGGAAGTGAAGTAGTACCACCCATTTTCATGGTATCAGTACGTGCATTATATCCTGGAAATGCAACAATAGTTTGTTTTGCAATACCACCAGTTTTATATTTTGTACCACCATTTTTCATAATAGAACTTTTTTTAGCAGTACTAACTGCATTATCAACTGATTTTTTAATTTCTTTTTTAGCTTGTCTTTTAGCTTGTCCTTTTTTAATAGCAGAACCAATCATTTTTGATCCTACAGCTAATGCACCTGTTACAGCACCAATTGTACCATATGTACTTGATGGACAAGGGTTACATACCTCATTTATGTCATCCCAACATTGTCCAAAAGGGCATTTACCTTTAGCACCACCAGTTTTCATTTTTTTTGTGGCTCCACCACATTGCATACATTTTGCCATGATATATATATATTTTTAACAGTTCCATTTTCTTAAAGACTTATTGATCCTTGAGTCAGGATCATTAGCTGTCTTAGAGCTTGTTAGTTTTTTCTTCATTCCTGACATTCTAGCACAAAAGCTTTTTCTTCTCTTAGCATCTTTGCTATCTGGATCAAGTTTAGAAGGTTTTGTAGTTACAGCTGTCTTGAGTTTACTACCAGGATTTTCTCTCCTATAGGAAGCAACCCCTTTAGAGTTTAATCCTCCAGAGGGGTTCTTACCTTCTTTTCTTTGCCATGCCGGAGACTTTGCCATGATTACTTACTAAATGTTTTAAGAACACTCATTTGTTCCTGAGCTAGTTTCTTAACATCATTCATCATCTTAGTATCCTTACGGATCTCATCTGCTCTCTTTAAAGTACTTAGTGCAGATTCAATTTCCCATTTTCTCATCTCTGCTTTTGGAGTTGCAGAAATAGTCATACCTGTTGATGCTTTCTTAATAGGTGTTTTCTTAACAGTTGTTGTTTTCTTAGTTGCCATTACTATTTCTTTTTAGAAGTTGCTTTAATTTTCTTTTCCTGTTTTAACATCTCCTTAGTAGGTTTCTTACCAGAACCTTTAGCAGCACGGATGTTATCCCAGAGACCTCTCTGGGAATAACTTCCATCCTTTCTTTTTATAAGTTCTTTGCTCATAAAACTAAACTAACAAGAAGGACTTGCCTTCTTAGGAGCTTTTGTGGTACCACCAACTCTTCCTTTAGGAACAGTTTGTTTTTTAAGTGGAGCATTAGTTCCACCTGTTTTTCCACTGGGTGTTTTATCAGCACCTGTAATTTTCTTTGACTTTGTTTTAGTCACATTAGCAGCTTTCATTTTATTTTAGTTTAAGAGTTCCAATACTTTTCACAAGACATAATTAAATCTTTAAGAACATCCTCATTTAAAGGATTCTTCAAGTGTTCAATTACATCAGATACATTTCTTCCAAGTAAAGCATTTAACTTAGTATGGTAAATATATCCATCTGGTTTACTAACAATATACTTAAAAAAACTGGAATCACGTACAATTGATTTAATTTTTAATGTTTCCATGTCTAAATTAACTGCATCAATAAATGCTTTTGCTGCTCTTTCTTTGTTGGCTTCAGCACCATCTCCAGAAATATATCTATCCATATTTTCATAGATAAGATCCAGTGGTGTTGATTTTCTATATTGTGTACTGTTTGCATCTACCACTTTAGCAATGTAGAATAACTTAGTACTGTTTTTGTCAAATAATTTTTGAAGTTCTGAGTAAGCTTTGTTTCTAAGTTTTTTGTACTCAGTTCTTACCATTACAGTTTCTTCTTCTTTGTCTAAGTAAAACTTAGGTGGAACTGCTTTAGATCTTGCATCATCAAAACTTTTTGCAATCATTGCAAATCCTCCTGCTTCTATAGCATGAAGTTTAATTCTGTCAAAAGGTTTAATTGGATCTAGATATACTGGATCATTACCACATGCCATATCTATTTTATTCCAGAACTCTTTATTGTTTGGTTGAAGCAATGTTACTTTATTCCAGAAGTCTTTATCTTCAGGATCAATAATATTTGCAGCAAGTTCTTTCTCTAATTCAGAGACAGAATATCTGATTTCTTTAACTCTTGCATCTCTTTCTTCCATGGTTAGTAATTTAATCTCAGGTGCAAATTCATTTAAGCCTGTGATGTATCTTATTACACCATTAAGTTCTAAACATGCAAGTTGTTCAGTATGTGTTACTCCATCAAAGAGACTCATACCATATTCTTCTAATCCTAGATTAGATGCTTGTTTGTCAAAGTAAGGTCTAACGGCAATAGATGTTTTTTTAATACTACCTACTCCTACTTCTACCATTGTAAAATCTGTTGTTTCCATTTTGTTGTTGGTTTTTTTGTTGTTTTTTAATTTAAAAAATAGGGAGGAGTTTCCCCCTCCCTTATTTCATCTATGATTAGAATGATCCACCTGTAACTGGGTTTCTCATAACAATTTTCAAGACTTTAGTTGGATCTTTAACCCAAATAGCTGGCATTGTTTGAGACATCATTACACGGTATCCATTGAATTGTCCAGAAGACTGGAATCCTTGAGTACGACCCATATAATCCATAGTACCATTTTGATACCACCATTTCAATTGATTATCCCAAGACAATTTCAACAAGAAGATGTTGTCATTTGTATTGTCAGTGATATCAAAGATAATGAATGAGTATGAGCTCAATGGGAAACCATCAATGATTGGGTTCTCAATATCATTTGTATGAATGTTGTCAAATGCTGGGTTCAATACAAACTTAACATTTGCCAAGAAAGGAATCACATATGAAGTATAAGCAAATCCAAAGTTCAAGTCCATACCTTTACCAGTGATTGCACCAATATCAGCAGCCTGAATCAAAAGACCAGAAGCAACTGCTTCTCTCTTAATAGCTTCATTAACCATTCTCATTCCACCCATACCAGTTTGAACTACTAGAGATCTTTTTGGATCTGGACCTTGGAACTCAACCTTACCATTGAAGAAGTTGTAGATTTCTCCACGGAACAAATCCAATGTAAAGTTATTTTTGTTGTATATTCTTTTGAAAGAGTTATCCAACTGTCTCCATAGACCGACAGATAATCTGATATCATCTGGACCATCTTGACGAACTCTACCTCCTTGTCCCCACATTAAGTAAGTCTCAATGTCAGTTGCAACTTTAGAAAGGTGAGCTGCTTCCATTTGAGTTAAGAATGTACGTGACAAATCACCATTGTCAAATGCACGTTTAACTTTATCTTTACCAAGAACCTTAATCATATCCTCTAATGAAGATACAGAAGGATCTAAGTTTTTAGAATCAAATGTTCTCCAGATCTCAGTTACAGGAACTGTACCATCTGCATTCATACCACCTTTGATCATCAAGTCAGCACGAGAAGATACTGAATAATGTACGTGAGCTTCAGCACCACCAACAAAGTTGTAGAATTCACGGAATCCTGTTCTTGTTGTGATGTCAGAGAATCTCTCACCATATTCTCCACGAGCAGAACCTTTACGGAAAACTTTAGTACCATTTGTTAAGTACTTGTTATCCAAGAATTTAAAGTTGTCGTTGTTTACCAACTGTACAGTGTAGACAAAACCGTCTCCTACAGGTAGGATATCTTCATCTGTAATGTACATCTCAACACCGTTGTATTTGTCATAAGTGATGATATCACCATGTCCAAACTCACGTCTGTTTAATTTGATACGGAAAGTAGAACCATCTGTACCTTTGAAGGTAACATTAGGTTCGATGTCTTCAACAATGTAAGGAAGATCTACAGAAACAGGAGTCTGCCATCTGTACTCTCCACGAGCATTGTCAACCATAATTACATTCTTACCACCAAATGAAGACATTTGATAAAGTGGCATTTCAACTTTCTGAGCCATAGCCCATAAGTCAACAGGACCTAAATCCATAGGTTCTGCATCTTTTAGCATGTTCACCAGGTGGTAAGAATCCACATGGGAACTTGCGTTGTAAGCGGTATCTCTGAGGAATATACCATTGTTTAAAACTGGAGTTGCCATTTTTATTTGTTTTTGAATTGTTACTATTTATTATTAAAATCTTCTAAACATATTTCCCTTAGAAATTTTTCTAGGTTGTGGATTTGAAGAAGGTCTTCGTTGTTGATCATCATATTGTTCATTTATAGAAGAAGTAAGTTTTCTTGATTGTTCTGTTTTCAATTGTCTTACTACTTTTTCTGTAGCTGCTTTACCACCTTGTTCTTTAATTCTACTTTTATATCCATTTGGATCTGCAAGTAACCAAAGTGCCTCAGCAATTAAATCATGTCTTGGTTCTACAAACTGATACTTCTCAAGTAAGTGACCAAGTAAGTTAGTTGGTTTTCCTGAAATAGAAGGATAATTAGGTTGAACTAGTCCGGAGAATAATAATCCTTGAACTTTTTTATCAAGTCTAATACCACCAATTGTACCTGTTGCAAGAGTATTATAAACATTTTCTTGGTAAGCTCTTGCTTGAGTAGCTTGTTGTTTTTTCTTCTCTTCTTGTTCTGCAAGTTCTCTTTCAATAATTTCTTCTTGCATTGCATCCAACTTTGGTTTAAACTGATTAGCTTTTTGTTCTAATCTATTTAAATCTTTCCAATCTTGGATTTCAGATTCAATTTCTTCTGGTGTACCAAATCCTGTAGCATAAAGATACTGTCTTGCAATTTCTGCTTGATCATGATCATCTGTAGGATCAAGTTGTCTCATTTCCTCTACATGAGCAAGTGTTCTAAACAATCCTTTAAGATCTTGTCCACCATCTGCTACATACTTAGCAGCAATTTGAAGTTCTTCTGGTAATGCTTCAAAGAATTCTCTTGGAGTATTTCTTCTAATTTCATCTTCCCTTTCTGCAAAGTTTGCTTCAAATAACTCTCTGAAATCTTTAGTAGTATATTCTTCAAGAGGTTTATCATCTTCAAAGGCCATTAAACTACCTTCTTCAATCATTTTTTGTGCTAGTTCATAAAGACCAGATTTATCAACCTTTGGTCTTCCTTTATTACCAGCATCTTCTTCTTGAGTAATTAATTCATTGAGTTCATTAATTGTTTCCTCAATTTCAACTACTTTATCTTCATCAGCAGCAGTGTTGTTTTCTTTTGCAGACTTTGATGGGTTGTCAAAGAACGATGTGTCTACTTTTTCTCCTTTAGAAAACATAGACTTTGGTTTATCTTCTTCTTTACCATCTGATGGAAGCATTACATTTTCTGCTCCCGGCATTCCAAAGATATCATCAATATTTACATCTACCTGTTCTACCGTTGTAGAATCTTGTACCTGATCATCAGGCTTGTTGTTGGTTGTTTCCATTGTTGTTGGTTTTTGTTTATATATTAATATACAAAATAAATTTTAAAAATTTAATGGTTCCCTGAAAAAAAATTGTAATATATAGCTAACTTACTTTTCTTTATTTGGTTTAACATCATATTTATTTTTGTTTTCTTGTGCAATTTGTAATTGTTTCTCAGCAATTTCTTTATCAGTCTGTAATTTCTCACGTTCTAATTGATTCTTTTGATTCTCAATTACCATTCTATTTGTTTCTTTTTCTCTTTGTAATCCAGTTTGTTCTTGATACTGCTCAGTTTCACGGATGTCTTTCATGGCATCTCTATAGTCTGATTCTTGATTTTGATTAACATCACCCATTGCACCATAACCAGCAGCTCTAATTTCAGCAACCAAGATATCTCTTTGTCTATCTTTATCTTTTTCAGCAGCAGTAGCATCAATCTTCATTTGTTCAATCTCTTGTTGTTTCTGAAGTTGTTCTTGTTGCATTTGTTGTTGCTGTTGCATTTCTGCTTGTTTCTGAGCTTGAACTTTTTGTTCAGAATCTTTAAGAGCACTATTAAGAGATGCAATAGATTCTGATTGTACAACTTTTCCTAAATCATAAATACTAGCACCTGTAGTATTATTTTGTAATGCCATTTGTTTTAACTGCTCTAGGACAGCTCTATGATTTGCATTTGTACTTATAGAAATATTAAGATCTCTAAGTAATAGGTCTGTTCCATTTATTTCAAAGTTTACTTTTTCATCTGCTGATGTAAGATAAGTTAATCTTGAAGATGGTTTCGTAGAATGATAGTACTGTGCTAAGTCAGTTCTCATTTGATGAACTCTTGGCATTAAGTAATCACAGTGTTGGATAAAGAATATTTCTGTTTGTGCATAAGAAGCAGCAACAGCTTGTTCAACTCCAGTAGCAGTTTGTTGAGATATTTGTTGTCCCATTCTTTGTGGATTCACACCAATTACTTCATATGCTTGTTGTTTAAAGTAATTAGCAAGTTGAATCCTTGACATCAATCTATTTGTTTGTTCTAGATCAAGTTTTTGGAAATGTTGGAAGTTTAATGCATTCTCTGTGTTTGTAATAGAAGTATCCAATGGTAACATCTGGAAGTTCTTCATTGCTACATATGCTTTAGCTAAGTTACCTTTCCCCCAGTCTTCTCCTAATGAGTGTCTTGGTAATGCATTTTGATCAAGTAATATTACAGTACCAAGTTCATCTACTAGTATATCTGCAATCTGATTGTTGACAATATTATATCCAATCTGGTATGGTTTCATTAAGTCAATAAGTGCAGTAGATTTAGTATTTCTATCAGAGAATACTGAACCTTCTACAGGAAGTTTACAACCATATAATGTGTTGTCTCCTTTGAATTGAAACTTAAGAGGTCCAATATGGTTTCTATCTATACCAATATAAATTGGAGAGAATCCTCCCGGGTTATTCATACCCCAGAATGAAGGAATGTTTGGTCCAATTTTTACACCACCCCATGTTTCATTAATCCAAATCCAATCAATGTGTTCTCCAAAAAGTAAATTGTCTTTGTTTTTATTTTTAAAGAGTCTTGTATCGTATATTGGTTTATCTGTAATTTGATAATCCTCAGTTACAATATCATTAGTTACTTCACCTTCTTCAGTAATTTTAGTAAGATGCCCTACTTTTCTTTGAGACTTCCAATAACATGTACTTACTCTAAGTAAGTATGCAGTACCTTGATCATAATAATCTTCACCTTCAGCAATGATCTGAGTAATTACATCTGAACCATCTGTTACATTACCTGACATGAATGAAGTATACTGTCTGTATGCAAGTGATGGCATATTAGTATTCCATTCATGTGACTTAGTACCATCATAGAAAGTACCATCATTTTGAATACCTCCAATGTTGTATCCAGCTGATCTGATAGGATACACTGATTCTAATGCCTCATGTTGTTCTTGTGTAAGTACGTGACCAAACTTATCTATAACATCTGAGACAGTATACATGTCAGTTTTACCTACCCAGTTACCTTGTGATGTGTATCTGATATCAGGAGATTTGTGATAAAAAGTAAGTACTGGATTCCATAACTCTACTTCATAATCATCTTCCATCATTTTAAAATGCCAGAATTCTCTATCTGTACAGAGCATGTCTTTAAAACCTCTTTCTTCAAGTTCATCCATACGGAACCTTTCAACATCTACTTTATGTTGGTGTTCGGCCCATTGTTCAACCATCCCTCTATAATCCTTTTTAAAGAATTGTTCAATTTCAGGTAATGACTTTAAACTCTCAGGTTGTAGTTGCTGTTTTGCTTCTTCAGAGTTAGGATCTAAACCTTGTTCTAACATTGCTGCTAACATTTTTGTTGCAGCATCTGCCATTAAAGTTTGTTCTACCATTCCTCTTTTCTGTTCCATCATCTCATTATATGATGTATCATCAACAGCACGGTAAGATAACTTACTTGATCTTTTAGCAAATTCAGCTACTAGAACATTAACAACATTAGGTATAATTGGATAAAACTTAAGTTCTAATGCAGATACATCTTCTTTAGTTAAAATTTCTACAACATCTCTATACTCATTATCTTCTTCAATAATGTAATCTGATTTGTCAATTACTCCCTTAGCAAGTTTGTAATTTTTCATCAGTCTTCTAGCATTTCTACGGATTTGTTTTAATCCCTGCCACTCTAACCAGTCAAGATTCCATGCAGCCCATTCTTCATCTTTATTTTTTTCAGATATAAACTGAAGAGGTTGTGTAATACTACCTAGTCTATTGTGTTCTGTCTTAGCACCCTTTTTAGCCTGTAATGCGTTAATTATTTGCATAACTTATTATTTAATATTTTTAAATGCAGATCTCTTTAATCCACCATTCACATTTGAAGTTTTATGCCCCATATGCTTAAACATACTCTTATTTAATTTAAACAAATTTTCTGACTTTTGCAAGTTTTTAGCTGCTTCATCCATAATTGTTCTTTTAGAATATCCTCTATTAGACTCTTGGATCCTCATAAATGCTACTAATGCAGCAAAGGAAACTAATCTATCCACGTTAACTCCATCTGAGTATTCTCTCATTTCTTTAATCAACATTGGATCAGGAATACGTTCTATTCCATAAGTTGTTCTTACAACTGTACCATCTGGCTTAAGTTCTTGATCTAATTCCTCCTTAGTATATTCTATGGCATAACTAAGAAGATGTGCTTTGAAAAGTGTACCTGTATTCTTCCAACCGTATTCCTGAAATACATTATTATTAGAACCAAGATCTTTTAAGAACATAATCTGACTCTTAGGTACTAGGTATCTTTGTTTCTTTCTGGAGATCATGTATTGAATAAATAATGAAATGTTATTCTCAACTAGGGCCCAGGCATTATACCATTCAATAATTAACTCTAGCATTTGATGAGTTTTATTGATATCATCATATCTACCACACCAAGCAGCTACAATTTTACCTTGCTCTATATATGTTTCTGTTTCTACACCGGTAACTTTAGTAACTTGAACTGGTGCCTTCATTACATAAATAGAACATAATGATTCTGATGTGGTAGTTTTTCCTTCCCCTACGGGGTCAATAGAAGCATAGTATGTACCAAATGAAGGATCAGCAACAGGTCTTTCCCATACTACAACACAACCTGTTTTATCTTCAGTCTTTTTATTTACAGGAAATTCCATTATGGGTCTCTTGTTACTCTTAGTAACTGTTGGTTTTCCATCTACATCAGTAGTAATATCTAGGTATTCATACCCATAGTCTTTATCTTCTATTCTTCTCTCTTGTGCAGCAAGAAGATGTGGAGGAAATACAGATACTGTTCTATGAGCAAATGCTTCTTTAATATTTCTAGGATGCTGAGATATACGGAGCTGGTAGTCTTCTGGAGCAAGTTCATCTTTCCATTTCTTAAACTGTTCCTCTAATGCTTCTATTGCTTCTTCTACAAGTGAATTACCATATTGATCAATATGTGGTGGCATAGACCATTGCTCTGGAATAAATAAACCTGATAAACCTACAGTACCTTTATCATCTATTAAATCTGTCTCTACTGCATAGATATCTTTAGATGTAGGATTTAAAATCATATCTTTCAATGGGTTACATTGTGATAAGTCACCCACAGAACCTGCAGCAATAAACATCCCTGTAGTAATTAAACCAGATCTCATTGCTGGTCTCATGTACTCATATGTCTGATCCATCTTAGGAGCAATCCCAGCCTCCTCATGAAAGAAGTATTTTACCGGACCCCCTACACCATTTGTTGGATCTTTTTCAAATGACATACCTTGTATAGTTCCTTTGAGACCAACTTCATTTTTTCTATCTCCTTTTCTTACTTCAATCTTCTGTTGCCACATCATTACTTTGTCTGGTGACATAGGACGATACCATGCAGTATGTTCATTTAAGAATGCTGCATATTCCTGTAAAAATTTCCAGGAACCTTTCTCATTGATATAATCTTTAAGACTTGCTCCCATCTTAAGAGTAACCCCAGCTTCAAACCATTGTTGATTTATAAACTTACCCATATGGTAATAAGAAGATGCAATCTGACGTTTCTTTAAAATTGCGGCATGTTTATAGTTTAACTCAGCTAATAATTCATAGAGTGCTAAATGATACTGAGCATCTCTAATTTTAGCAAAACCAAAGTTCTGTTCTTCTTTATCAAAGATTGGTAGAAAGTTTAACCACATGTAGTATTCTCTACATACAAACCAAGTTAAGTCACCATCTTTAACTATTATTCCTTTTCGACACTTAGTCTTTTGATCATCCCAATAGTTTATAAAGTCTTTTGACTTGAAGGGAGCTGTACAATATACTCTATCTTTTTTGAATCTGGCTGACTCAGAAATGAATATATTGTTTGTAGTTTCATTGAATTGATACTTTCCAGGTTCTTTAAATATGTCATTAAAGATGAAGTGTTTGAAGTCTTCTCTGGATTCAAAACTTGTGGTTGTCCAGTTTCCATTTTCATAAGTTGGTATATCTTGATAAATTTCACTCATTACATGTCATATGCTAATCCTTGTCCACCACGTACTTTACTTTGTTGTTCTTCTTGAAGATCTTTATAAGCACCTTTAAAAGACTGTCTAATTGCTTCATAGTTTTTAGCTGCAGCAAGTAAAGAGTTAAAGTTTCCGTCTCTACCGTGTGTAATTGGTGTATTCTCCATATATCTTCCTAATCTATCTAACATAGATGCAATACCTTTATATGCTCTAGATGTAGGAGTCTCATACATTCTTTGACAAAATTGTAATGCTACATGTATTGTGTCATCTTCAGTAGAGAATTCTGCACCAATTTGATCAATAATTAAATGTTCTTTATCTACATCTGGTGTAAAGAAAAATGGATTTAAATCAGGATTAGGACATGACATGTAAAACAAATACAAATAGATCTTAAGATATTCATCTGGATATTCATCCATTACATCTTTCAAAGCCTTTAATGTAAAACAATGTTCAGTAGGAATAACTACTCCATTCTGAACATCAAATAATTTAGTTAGTATCATTTCTTTTTAAGTTTGTGTCTGTTATCACTAAGGTAATGAATAATTGCTAATACTTCATCTACTAAATAAGGTATTGCAATTGGCTTAACTTCTTTTAATACAGGTTCTCCATTCTCATCTTTTTTAGTTACAGGATATCCCCAGTCATCTTCTCTTTCTACTTCAAAAGTAACATGATGAACAAATATTTTTCCTGGTTTTAATTTAGGATTATGCTTTAGTATAATATACATATAAATACTCAACTGTAATGCATAATGATAAAAATTACAATCATCTAATGTATCTACAGGAAATCCCATTTTATCAGATTTACCTTCCCAATCTACATATGACTCTATATCAATTTTCTTATTAGTCTTGTAGTCAATGATATTTACTTTACCATTGACTACCTCAACTAAATCTGATTGTCCACAGATACCCGCTGATCTTAAATAGACCATATGTTCTGGATAAACTCCGGGTTCAAGTTTTTGTGATGGAGCAATTTTAACTCCTTCCTTAATTTCTGATGGTTTAAATACAGGTACAGTAACACCTTCTCTTTCCATAGATGCTAATGCACATAAGTCAGTTTCTCTTTGATTATGATACCAAGTACCAAGAGTAGTAGATCTATCTCCTTCATTAGTCCAGATCTGCTGTATTAATACAGGATCAATACCAAACCATTTTGAGTTTTTATTTTTAGTAACCTTCTCTGCTATTTTCTTAGCATCAAATGGTTTTTTAAAATGAGAAACAAGTGTTGTCACACTTATCCAATCAATGTTACTGTCATCGAGACTTCTGTAACTATGATCATCTGCATTAAATACAATCATATTATTAATCTTTAAGGTTATCTAATTCATCTTCTTCTTCTACAGTAGAAAGAGCATCCCATTTTCCCAATGGGCATTCTGATGATAAGGATCTAGTTTTAAAATTTAAAGAACATCCACATTCATTACAACAAGGAGCTGTACCTTTTACAGCACAATCTTTACCTTTACTAGGGCATTCATCACAAATAGAATATCTTAGTCTTGCAATTTCTTCTACTGTTTCATCACGAATAACTGTATTAGTTATTCCCTCCAGAATCTGCTTCCGGTTCTGCCAAATTATTTTCAGGGTATTTTTCATCTTTAAAGGTTTTTCTTTTTAATAATTCTTCTTCAGCTTTTATATGAATCTGATTTAAAAGTTCTAGTTTTTCTTCCACACTCTTTTTGTTATGATAAGCACCGAATGTTGAGGTGTCATGATTTTGTAGAACTTTTTGATAATGAGGTATTGCTTTCTTTACCTTTTGTATTTTAATGACAAAGTGACCTAGTCCATCTACATTTATTCTTAGGTCACTTAAATCAGTCATTTTTTTTCTTAATGCTTTGTAGTAGGATTCAACTAAACTTTCTACTAAATCTTCAGAGACATCAAACTCTTCTGTTATTTCTTTGTATAATTTATTTGCTTTCTTCGGTATCATTTCCTAAAAATTTATAGTCTAGCAAAATGGTACCATTAGTTTGAACTTTTAAATTTGGATTAAGCATGATAAGTTTTTTATTATCAGTATCTTTTACAATCAGTCCATTTTTCTCAGCTTTGTTTATACTATTTCTAACAGTTTGAGGGGATTTAAAAATCCAGTCTTCTTCTGAAGATGCATCAAGACAAAAGTTACTCAGCTCAATTGGTTGATTAAAGCTAAGTAATGTAAGACAATCCAGATCAGACTCACTCATTGTTATACGATTAATATAACAATGAGTTAAGACCTGAAATTTAACAACGTCCCATTTGGGCATTTTAACCCTTTTCTGTACTTGATTTACAAGTGCCATTACCCTTTTCTTAATTTTTTACCTCCAGCTGGTGCTTGTGCTGCAGATTGTTGTGGTGAATTACTAGGAAGATCATCATCCTCATCTTCTTGTTCAGAACGTCCCTGAGCTGCAGCCATCATGGTTGCATACTGGATTTGCATAGTAGCTCTTTTATACCTTGCCTCTTCTACTTCAGTAAGTAATTTTTCATACTTAGACTGTGCTTCTAAATAAGGAATAGAACTCTCATAAAAAGATTTCATTTCTTCTCTTCTTGCTTCCAATTGTTCTGGTGACAATTGTTCTTCTTGTTGTTGGTTTTCCATGATATATTAATTAAAGTTTATACAAATATACAATAAAAGTTTAAACAGAAATAGTTTAAATGAAAAAATCCAGGCATACTATATACCTGGATTACTAAGAGTTATTTAAAACTATCTATTCTTTAAAGTAAAGTTTAATACAGTAATCATATAAAATGATCTTGGTACATCTATTTCTAGAGTAAATACATCAAGAGAAGATACTCTTAAACTTAATCTAAATTGCTTTAAGTTCTTCTTCCAGTTTTTCCAATTGTTTCTAGACTTCATTATGCTTCATTTATGCTTATAGTTCCTTTTGCTTCAAGATATACTTTTCTAACACTTGCTGGTTGTGCTACTTTCCAAGCTGTTCTTCTTGCTTGTGTTAATCTAGACTTAGCAAGTCTCATTACATTTACCTGGTTATTTTGGTTCCCACCAAGAACATGGTAATGTGTTTTGTCTTCACCAACATAGATTCCAACATGTCCACCACCATTTCTTTTAAAAGTAAGTATGTCACCTAACATAGGTTCAGTTACTTGAGTTCCGTACTTATTCCAGTTAAGAGCCCATAAAGGTCTTTCAACTACTTGTACTCCTGCCTTATGTGCACAGTAAGCAATAAACAATCCACACCAAGGAATCTCATCATTAGTATAAATAGTACTTAAACTAAGTTCTTTAGCCCAATTAAGTATTACGGGATTATGTGCTTTACCTACTATTTCTTTAGTACCAATAAGTTTAACAGCTTCTACTAATATTTTAGGAGCTGTTTCTTGAGTTAAATATCCGTAACTCATTTCTTAGGTTTCTTGTTCAGTTTTTTACTGATCATGTGTGCTACCCATAATCCTGTTTTCTTAAGGACTTTAGATTTAGCATCTACATTAATAGTAGTTCCTTCTGCAGTTTTTTCTACAGTAATATCTAAGTTTTTAGTATCTACTGTAACAGACTTATTGTCTGCATCTGTGTGGACTTCTACATCAACTTTTTTTGTATCTACTACAACATCCAAAGTTTCTGGAGTCTTATCAATGCTTACTGTAGTTTCTCCTACTTTTACTTCAGCATCAATACTTACTGGTTTTTTTGGTTTCTTACTCATAGTTTATTCATTTATTAATTCTTCTACTTTAGAGTCATCAACTGTTAATTGTGATAATGTTGCTGCTACTGTTCCTGCTGTAGCTAAATAACCTGCTGCTGTAACTACTGCTGCTGGTAATGATATTGGAGCTGTTAGAATTACTCCTGCCACTGCACCTATTGTAATTGCAATGTTTCTTACTTGCTTCCAAAACTTTGGAGTTTTACCACTCCATCTTCTTTTTAACTCTTTCATTTTTCTTTATTTAATACAAACATCTTAACTGCATCTGATAATTCACCTACATTTTTAGCTAGATTTTTTATCTCAAGTTGAGTAAGTTCTTGCAATGCTTGATACTTTATCTGTGTCTCTTGTTGTACAAGTTCTATTTTACCTTTCAGTCTTCCTTGCTCTTCAGTATTTTTTCTGACATCTCCGTGAATCATTTTTAAAAAGTATCCAAATATAGCAAAAACAATACTTGTTATAAAAAGACCTACGCTTAGTGTTTGTGTATCCATGATTAAAAGTTATAAATATATATACTATAATATACTAAAATTTTTTTAATTATCAAGGATTTATAATAGTTATTTCTGGGTCTGCTGGTTTTTCATCATACCAATTCCATCCTTCAACAGGATATTCATAAGTATCTTTAAGATGAACCTCTAAAGTAATAACTCCATAAACTCCGTTTGGACCATACATCCACTCATTACCAATATCATTCCATTTATAAAATCCACTTGTATCTTCCATATCTATTTTATTTTTTTAAGGGGTATAAGTCCAGTTTTTCGGAACTAATATAGCATTTATTTCTGCTGCTGTTAAATTATCTAATCCTGGATTACCTGTCAATGTAACATTTTGTATTGTTGATGCTGTTCCTAAACTAGTTAATAATTCAAGAATAGCATCTCTTTGTAAACTTCCAACAGGAGTTACAACACTAAATCTTAAACCAGGTAAAA